TCTGTCCACCCTCAACGTTGATGATGAACTTCTCGTTTATGCTCTGAAACTGAACCTGGGCGTCACTGCGAACAAATCCGAGACTAGTTTGTCCAAGAGGGTTGTTGCTGATATCACAAACGACTGAATAAGGAACGCTTCCGTCAACACTTCCCAAGATACCCTGCGCAAGCAGCGCTTGTAGAAAACTCAGTTGGGTGGCACGAATGCGTTGGAACAACCCCCCATTGATGACCTGCCCGACATATTGGCCCATCCCCGCTGCTAGAGTGGCGGCTAAATAGTTTGTGAGCCGAGTATAGTTATCACCGTTTATAGCGACGTTGGAAGAGGAGTTGTGTCCGCAACGAACTCCCCAATAGCTGCCGCCTGGTTGCGGGTTAGCAATCACGTCGACACCATTTTCAAACAGCAATTGCAGCTCCGCCTCACTGTAGGTGGCTGTCTGCCCGCTCCCCGGAACGCCGGAACGTTGTGTGCCAACAATGTTGAACAACGGTTTGTTGAGACCTGACTGCTCCGGTGAAAGATTTGCAAGTCGTCCCGCCACAAAACCTTGGGGGGAAACCAGCCTCATCGTACTGTTGGTCTGATCGTTCCAAAACACCCAGTCGCCAAAAAGTAACTTTGCTGAATAACTATCCAGCCCCGATTGCTGTTTAAGTGAAACAGCATCCGCGATCGCCTGGCCGGCCGCTCCGGCAAGGATCATATACAGACCTTCTGAAAGACCGAAGCCGGCCTGAACTGTCCATGTTGTCGAGTCTGTGACGTCAGCCAGCACCCCAAGGCCACACCCTTGAGAGCGCAAGGTATACATCCCCGTTCGCGTTGCGCCGTCCTGTCCTAGAAGCATCGGCGCAGATAGGCCATCTCCACCGTCGCTTCCACCGGCAAGCTCCAGCGATCCTAAAGCCACCGGTGCCGTTGTGAGCAAATTTCCTAACGAAGCAACAACCATTTGAGATGGACCCCGTAACGGTCCATTTCCGGAGTTGATTGCTGCAACCGCGTTCTGCCAGAATATAGTCGGACTTGTCGCGGGGATGTTACGATAAACCTCGGGCACTAAACCCGGCATGGCAATCGAAATTTGCCACTGATCCGGAATTGATCCAGGAAAGAGACTGAAGCTAATCCTGTTTCCAAGCGAGCCAGTATATCGCGCACTTATCAACATGGCGAAAGTGCTGCCAACCAACCCTAACGGCGTGCTCGCCGCCAAGTCGGTTCCGTCAGATACTCGAACACACCGAAAATTGGAGGCACCTTGCTGTATTGCCGTGGCGACAATAGTTCCCATGTCAAAAGGCCGCGCGATAACCGGCCCAAAGCCGGTTGCATAATCAGACATCGTCCCAATAACGACCGGCTGGTCGACGGGCCCCCACGAAGCACCACCAACAACGCCAACAACGTTGGTCGCCACTCCATTCAAGACTAGGGTTTGCGGCGATACAATTTGCACATACAAGTCCGGGACGACCAAAGACGTAGTATTTATTGCACCCTGCTGTAAGATTGGCATAGCTAAGTCCTTCATATAGGGGCTATCAATTAAGACTATCGCCTGCTGCAGAAACCTTCTGCAACGCACAGGTGTCGTTCATCCGAATACAGCCGCTCCGTCCAGATACGTGTCCCCAAACAGCATAGAAGCCGAGGCTTCAACGGTGGTGGTTCCGTATTCAACATTGAATATAAGATCTCTTCGATACTGCTGGGCATTTTGTAACTCATCGATTGTCGACGTGCCTCGATACCGAACACGAGCAGAGGTCCCATCCGGCAATGTCAAAAATGCTCGACATGCCAGCCTGCTGCCCACTAGGGTGCAAAGCTCGTCGCGCGACGTCGGAGTCGGACACCAAACCGACACTCGAAATTCTTGCGTTTGACGACCCCACTCAGTCATTGTACTTCCATCTGCAACGACTCTGCCAACGACCCTAGTGGCATTGGGTACACCTATTGTGGGGCCATTGGCCCAGCACGCACGCTGAACAGCAATGTCTTTTGCCAACGTTGCTGCAACTAGAACCAGTGTATCACTGCCACCACAGCGATACACGTAGGGTTTGCCGTCGATTAACAGTCCAGCAACTTGTCCCAAACCACAAGCTCCGGTGAACGTCGCCGACCTGCCAGCAACACTGACGTTCAGTGTGGCTGCTCCCGCCACGCTGTGCGGAGCCGCCATCCATCGTGTCGTATTTCGAGCAGTTGACGGAACCGCAAACACGCTGACGTTGCTCACACCAGAACTCAAATCTCGCTGCAATGGCCCGGTAAGTGGTTCGCCCCGATATACTCTGGTTTGAATCCCAATCGCCGGCGGCTGGCCTATTCCCTGCGGGTAAATAACGCTAATTATCGTCGCTGCGATTAAACTCTCAATGTCGCTCAGATCAGCCAAGACCACCTCGAACTACTCATGGGATTTGCACAGGTGTGTAGCTATCGTCCCAGCTGGACATAGCTAGCCTGCCTTAAAAAGCTGGCACTTCATCTAGAATCATTTGCTGTGCCAGACGGGTCTATGCTGATCCGATGAGATACGGCCTGCTGCGCTGCCTGCCGATTTGCAGACAGCCCGCACCCTTAAGCCCGAATATACCATTAGGCCTCATCAACCACCAATTTGTCTGACAAGCACCCGCCATCCAAGCCTGTCTTTCTCAACGCCGCCAACAACGTATGTTGCCCCAAGATCGTCAGAAATCACGTCGGCTGGCCGAAGCTGAGCCGAGCTTATCGGCAACGATATAGACCAGTCGCCGAAATTCGATGTGTTCGGGCGCGCGTCACCTGCATGACTACCGCTGGCCAGAATACTTGCAGGCCAACTCACAACAACATTTTCTTCATCCGATGAATATAGCCCGCTATAACCCGCCTGACCCACAAAAGTCGGGCGAACAACGGTCACTAACCGATTGGTCAAAATACATCGAGCCGGTAGTAACGGCTCCTGTGTTCCCACGAAATAAGTATAGTCAACGCCCACCAGGTAATCTCCTGGTTGAGTATAGGCAGTATCGAAAAATCCGTGCCACATCGCCCCAGCTTGTCCCGCCTGCGTGCCGGAAGCATCCGCACCCTCGAATTGTGCAAAAAGCTTTATGACGCGATTTGCAGGTGTAAGCGGCCCATCAGGTCCCGTCGGTCTATACACGATAACCGGGATTCCAAGTTTACGAGCCGCCAGACCCATCCCCTTGGCAACCTTGTCACGCAGATGGGGAAGATCCATTAAACTATCCAGCAAACACCGGCACGCGCCAGGCTGTCGCCTGGGGAAATACCCAGAAAACCACAAAGTCTGCGTCGCCATTCATCTAGAAGCTTCAACCGATCGGCCACCTCGGTTTTATTATGAGCCCACGTGGCAGCAGCATCGCTGTCAAGATTGTCACTTGCTCCAGGAACCGTCAATTCAAGCTGACTAAGGGTTGTAAGGTAATTGACTACTACACTCATCTCAGCCTGCGACAGATTATTCATCCTATATTCCAGCAATCCATAAGCAGTGTAAAAGCGCCAGCCCAAGTTTCCCGAGGCCGAAATACCATATGCGGAGTAGCCGCAAAACCGCCTGATGTCGGTTTTCTGCTGATCGGTAAACATTTACCCTCCACCAAACGGTGATGGCACGACCTGCTTCACCCGTGCCACTACACTGCTACCCAATATGTTCAATCATGACTGCTCGCTTATACGTCGCATTCGTCGCGGTCGGAACAGTCAGACTGTTTGTCGTCGTATCGGAAGGGGCACAAAACCCACCGATCCAATACCAGGACTGAGCGATGATCTGTTGTAGCCGATCTATGGGTTCGCGTGTAACCATGCATACTCCATCGACGAGCGAGACAATCGAGCCTCTCGGCGCCACATCGTCGGCGGCCATTCCTGCAAAGTCGCCTTCAATCAAAGCTCCTTGCCCAACAACAATTGGACGACGAACAATGGCACCCGCAACAAGGGGATGGGGCTGCACATAGGACTCCGTAGTCAAGACGAAGCGCAATCCAAGGAATTCATTGATCACTCCCTGCCCGGGCCGAAAGATTTCGTTAGCAGATGTCGAACCGATAAACAGACGCTGAAAGTCCTGATCGGCGAACAATTGCCTCGCACTAATAGGATCCAAATAGCAGTTATACGCGCCATCGATGTCTGGAACCGCATTCAGCCTAAGATCTGCTACAGCATCGAGAATATTTGTCATCGACAACGTGTCGCCAACTTGCAGAAGTCCTGTATTAGTGCGAGCGTTTGGGCGCAGTATCAGCGAGCCAGTTGCTGCTTGGACTGTATTGCCTGTCACTCCATCAGCAACGGACACGTTGGTCGACGCCGTGAGTATGCCACTCTGTCCGCCAGGAGTGGTTGAGACATTTGTCGTATCAGGTGAAGCTGCAATCAATGTGTACGCATCAGACCCGATTGTAATAATCAATGGGTTTGCCAAGCTTACGACTTGCTGCATACCATTGACAAAGGCCGTCTGAAAGCCGCGTATATCGTCAACAGCCAGCGCTGGTCCAGCACTTGAAAGCGTAACTCTAACCCGTGTGCTACCCGAAAAGTAGGCAGCGAATAGCGTGTTGCGAGCGAGATCATCCAGACTTCTTGCAGCTTGTTCACCGTTTACGTATGCGTTCTGAAGAAACTGGCTTGCTATGCCAACCCTGCTAGTCACCATGTTTAAGTCCATGGTAGCCGCATAGTGATTGAGCGTCAGAGTAAACTGCTCGACATTCCAGCTCCCTGGTGTTAGACCATTATCGAGGCTTGTATTGGCCGAAGTGACAACGGGCGTAGTGACCGCAGGCTTCAGACCAGCACGTGTTTTCGTCAGAGTCTCACCAATACCGACAGCGAACTCTTCTCGATCGGCACATGCTCGATAGCCAACCTTCGACCGTAGCGCTTGCTGAAACTCTCGCTCCAAAAAGCCTTGCTGGATAATCGGCTGCAATGCTGCAGGAAAATTGGAAATGCTCATTTATGCCCTCGAAGAAAAAATGGGGGCCACTCCCCCAACATCTCGCATCGTCTTGACGCTACCTGCGGCGCAATAGATCTGCTCTAGCAGCCCGCCACTCTTCTACGCTCATATCGGTTGCAAGGCGCTTCTTCACAGCAACAGCAGGCGGTGCGGATCCACCGCTGCTGGAACCTGCAACTCCAAATAGCCAGGGTTTCTCGCGACGAAGTCTTACAACAATCGCTGCGGCATCGAAGTCGCCATCGTCCGGGTTCGATATCACAGTTGGGTCAAGCAGCCGCAAGCCATCCAGATCGACGATCCCTGCGCGCAAAGCTTCGGCCTTCAGGTCAGACTCACGCACGCTCGTGATCATTCGTATTTCCGTTTCATGAAGCTTTCTTTCAAGCGTTTCGGCGCGGGAAATTAACGCTTCATACTTGGGATCTGACCCCACAGCCTCTTCTACACCGCTCATTCCGTCTCCTCACTTTTTATTCGTGCCATCTCCGCAGTTACATCGTGAATGTCGTAAGCGGCGGCGAGAACTCGCATTGCTGTCTCCCGCGACATCTGACCAGCAGAGACTAGCGAGATCAGCGTTTGTGCCATCCTCTGTGCATCCAAAGCGTCAGGCGGATACCAATCTGGCCATCGCAAACTGATCGATGCCAAGATATCTAGACTAGGAACCGGAGAGCTTTCTGCCTGCAATGCGTAAACACAGCTCGCACGAACGTACATACGAGCCAGAGCGACTAGCGCCATCTGCCCATAACTGACGCGCAAATTATCTGCGAGCCATTGCAGACCCTGGTTCATCAATTGCATCGCACGCCCGCTTGCCGGCACACTCAATCGGTTCGCATCGGCGCGATTGCCGTGCAAACTTTCCAGGGCAAGGTCTCGTAACGTCTTTACATATTCGATAACGGCCTGACTAGCGGTGCCGCCAATCTCCAGCAGTTTCGCGTCGCCCTTCTCACTGACGACAAGAGCGTTTGCCGCGCCCCTCACCATTGTACTGTCAAGCCCAGCCGGTTCACGTATCAGAAGCGTGGGATCGCTGCTATATTTTAAGCCGCGACCAGCTTGACTTAGCTGATAGTCAATCTCGATTGCGGTATCTATTGCACTTGCAAAGGTGCATGCGCCATCAATGCCATTCCCACCGGGAAGATTTTTTATCCATATCATTGGTACAAAGCCCAATCCGTGTCGGATTGTGCGCCTATCATCCTCCTTCGCGAAAACTCGGCTGCCTACAAGCACAGGGTCATACCACCGCTCAAACTGACTGTCCCAAACCCGCTGGAACCAATAAGTCGCACCGGCATCGTCCACCTCATACCCTTGTGCCACTAAACTGGCACCACTTACCTTATATCGCTCCGTTACCGAACTGAGGGTGTCTGGCTCGTTTTCTGCCCAACGCGGCGTAAGGTAAGATGTATCCAAGACGTCGACAAACGCCCGGCCATTCAGAACCCTGAATTGTAGTACAACCGAGCCTACACTTCCGCGCAAACTAGCTTCGACCAGAACCGAATTGAGCCGAGCGTCTCGCACAAACGCGGCCAATGCATCCCTAGTGACGGGATCGGCAGTTTCGAAAGTCGGAAAGTGGGCCTCGCTGAACAACAATGCTACACTGTCCTCAACAACAAGACGCGCTAACCCATATCGAACAGACGGCCGTCGTTGACGTAAGGGTATATAATCCCCGCTTTCCGTTCGCTCTTCATGAAATTCGTATGGCAAGGCATCGTAGAAAACGCCATTTAGAATTTGGCGGTACGCGTCCAGTCGCCTCGTCCGGTCGGGAAAGTCGCTGTCACTGTGCGCCATATCCAAGATTGTGCGGTACATCCGGTCTCCAACGTTACAGGGTATCAGAGCAAGAATTTGCCCAATAGAACGGATGCGGGCCTAGCGGCTGGAGAACTGCAAGCTGGTGAATTTGGCTGGGCCGCGGGTTTCCAGCAACATACTGAAAGCACGCGAGAGGGCGTCGACCTGATCGTCCTTCCGCCCGGTTGGGAAACTCGCAAGCTCGTCGGTAAAAATCGCGTTCCAACTGGCGCGGCGAATGCTGAGTGTCCCCATCGCAACCTGGGCGGCAATCGGCGCCGCACGCAAGGCTTTTGCACCCGTCTCGGGTGTAGTTGAAACTACAAAACCTGCTAAATACTGCGTCAAGAACATAACCTGACTTTTTCCTGCTTGCCCGGGATCCTGTGGTAATCCGATCCGTACGGCCGTTCCGTCCGCCATGGCTACCTTGCGGATACGCTCAGCAACTTCGCCCGGCACACTACGGAACCGTACGACATCATCCACAAACACACCACCTCGTTCGTCGCGGACGAGTTTTACGCCTACCGTCCAATCAGGGTCGTTCACGGTGTCTGCGGTACCCGCCAGATCCCAACCACGTACGGTCAGACCATCCGGAACCGTATCGACAATGCGCAACAAACGAGCATCGAACATCTGCCCACCGTCGCGCATCGGTGCTTGCTGAAATAACGCGTTGAAGTGGCGCTCGCCCAGCAAATTTCGCTTATCCGCAAGTGCTGCGGTGTCCTCCCATTGTGGCCAGAGCGCCTCTCCCTGCTCTCGTCCCAACGAGTCATGTAATTCCGCCAAAGCCGGTAATCGCACAACGGTCCAGCCGCCGCGCTCGATCAACCGTCCTGCCAAGTCATCGCAGTGCCAGCGCGTCATTACGAGGACCACACGTCCACCCGGCTTCAACCGGGTAATCAACTCGGACCGGAACCAATCCCAAATGTGTTCCCGGGCAGAAAAGCTCTCGGAGTCTGCGAATGACCGTATCGGGTCGTCGATCAACGCCAGATCAGCACGCCGCCCAGTCACTGCCCCATGCACGCCGACACCGAAATATTCCCCCCCGCGCTCTGTTGTAAAACGTCCAGCAGAGCGCACGTCGCCACGCAGCCGAACACCCAGCCGAACGGAATGCTCCTCGATCAATCCACGAACACTGCGTCCAAAGTGCTCTGCCAATGCCGCAGTGTGGCTAGCTGCAATTATCGCGCTTTCAGGATGCCGACTCAGCCACCAAGCCGGAAACAGCCGGCTGGCATATGTGCTTTTTGCAGATCCTGGCGGTAGCAGAAGCATCAACCGCTGCGTGTCCCCGCGTGACACGCGCTCGAGTGCGTCCATTATGAGAAGGTGGTGCCTGGCTGGCGCTTGCCCGAGCGGCTGCAAAGCAAATCGGGCCCATCCCGATAGACTATCTCGTATCGTCTCGCGCAGGCGTCTCTCCGCCAACGCCGCGTGTGCAGAGTTCATCGAGTCGCTTGTCCCCCAACAAACCCATCGCTCCATCTTGCGCCAACCCCGGCCTCGGCTTGCCGTGAAGATACGGAGCAGCAGCCTTTGCAAGCGCGATCGCTTCTTCTATCCGTCCGTCGTGCCAGTGCTGCCGCATAGCCAACACCAGAACGTCTAGAGGTGTGGGTAATGAATCCGCCAAACTGCCTCCCGAACATTGCAAGGCAGAGGCGAAATTTCCTACGTCCAGCGGCACGTCAATCGCCAACTGCCAGCGTTAAAGAAAATATACCTAAAGTTGGGCTATCTGGGCAACAAGAAAATTACGACCTCATCGAAATCTCGAAGCCAACGCCACCCACTGTGTATTGGCCGCTGAATAGAGTATGCAGAAACATGCGCTATTTCGCCGCGGTTCTGCTGCTCCTGTCCATGTGCAGCGACCAATCCGCCCCGATCACATTCGACGGTCAAATTCAACCCACACGCGGCACCTGTGACCCCACCAACAGCGCAACACTCGTGCTTAAAGACACTGACTTCCTTTTTGCACCGGCCAGCGGCACCCTTCTGCTGCCCGGTAAGCGCGACGGCGACAGGCTCGCCGCCACGCTTACTTTGGTCGGTGCCGACCAAAAGCCGGTCACTCTCAATTTTCGGGCGCTCCGCTCCGCATCGAAAATCACCGGCGTCTATACGACGCCGCGCTGCCGCTACAGCGTTGCTCTGCACGCTACGCAGGATTGACCGCGTAGCCGCCCGCCATCGCCCGCCGCTCGCCCACTCCGAGGGTGCTTCGGCTCACCCCAGTCAGTTGAGGCCCCTGCCGCAGCGCCACGATCGCGGCCATCACAATGTCGATCCCCTGTGCATGCCAGCGCTGCACGGCCTTGTGATCTGCACCCATCACGCCGCCGAGTCGCCGCCAGGAAAATAGATGCCGTTCTGTCAGCGGACTGACCAGACTGCGAGCGCCCACGATGCGTCGAAGCACCGTCCGCTCGACGGGAATCAAGGCGATCCAACCAAGCGCCTCGTCCATTCTTGTGATGCG